AAGCAACTTCCGTCTGTGGGTGGGCGGTAACTGGTAAACCGTATATGCTGTCCGAAAGGATAGTCGCAGAGCCAGTCGGTGAGCGATAAGGAACTTGGCGGTTCTACAGCGTATAGCCAAAACGGTAAACAGTAAAAACCAACTGGTAGTTACAGAGTCCGAGTCCGCAAACAAGGGCAATGTAGCATTACAAACGGTGAAAGGGTAGGACCTGGAGTCGTGAAGTAAGGTTGAGTAGTCCGCAAGACGAAAGACAGTAGGTGTGTTGTATACTGTATCTAACAAGGTATGGTGCAACTGGGACAGCACATCTTAGTAGGTTCGCAAATAGCTCAGCGGTAGAGCAATTCCCTTCTAAGGAATCGGCACAGGTTCAATCCCTGTTTTGATATAAAAGCGAAAGACTGTCCCGGTACGTTGTGAAAGGTGCTTAACACCTAACACGCAAGTGAATTAGGTCTACGGAAACTCGCAAGGTGGATGTAGTTGTTCGGATAGCAGACGTAACTTCTTAGCGGAAGTGAACAGCTCGCAAGGCTGGCGGAAGATAGAAGGACGAATAGCAACGTGCGACAGGAGAAAAGCCACTCCTCTAAAAAGGCAGCACTGAGAGATACTAGTATAGCTGAAAGGCATATTAGTGGATAACGGATTAACTTTCCTCGCAAGGGATAAGGTACGGTCCAAAGGCTCTCATATAAAGGTATAATCTCAGCCTGCACTAAAATGAACCCGCCAATGGCGGGTTTTTTTATCTACATATATAATTTTTAAAAACGCATAAATACAGATGTAAGCAAATTTCGGAGAAAGCTATGGCGTCAGTAATCAATCCAGATAATGGTGAATTAAATATTTTAGGTAGTTTGAGTTTAACGAGCGACCTAAGTATAGGCGGTGGACTAAGTTTAGCAGGAAAATTATCAATTGATGATACATCAGACATTGATCTAAATACTCCTACTTATGGCGATGGTGCATTAAACATTGCAGGCGGCGGCTATTTTGGCGGCAACCTATATGTTGGTGGTACACTTGTTGCCAATGGTGATGTTATTACACTTGGTAACGGTGGCGGCAGCTTAACACTAAACGCAAATATTAGCAGTGATATTTTACCGTCAACTACAGACACGTATAATGTCGGTTCAACGTCAGCTGAATGGAACTACGGATTTTTTAGAAATATTGTTTTAGATTCAGATGAAGAAACAGTTAATACAAGTGTTTCAACAATTCAAGGTGTTTCTTATATTGATGGATCAACTTCATCAACTGTTACTCTTGGTAACGGTGAATACACGGGGCAAATAAAAGTAATAGTAGCGGTTGTTGATGTTTCATCATCACCAGTGCAGGTCACTCCGGATAACTTATTAGGATTTACTAGTATTATATTCAATGCGGTTGGGCAAACAGTTACACTTATGTACACATATGCAGGGTGGGTAATTTTATCAAATCGCGGCGCTAGCTTAGTTTAAAAAATAATAAATACGTAGAGTTTAGGAGGAATAATAGTTGGCAATAAACATAAACCATAGTAAAAATACAATTAAAACTGAAGACAAGCTAACTATTGACGCAGCAAATAATGTTTCTGTGACAAACAACCGTATAACTGATTTACAAGACCCTGTAGATGACCAAGACGCCGTAACAAAACGTTTCCTTGCACAGTATACGGATGGAGGTACATTTACGTATTCAAATATAACTCCTATGCCAGAAGAAGTAGGTGGCTATGAAGCTGGTGATACATTTAACAATGCTACATTACAACAGCTTTTTACAAATTTACTTTACCCATATCAGTATCCAGCATTTTCTGCATTTTCACTTGCAGGGCAGACTACAACTATCGAAGTTGGCGATACAATAGCAGGCGGCACTAGAACATTTGCATGGGGAACTACAAACAGTGTTAACGTAGAAACAAACTCAATCACTATTGAAGATGTTACAAACGGAATTGTTTATGGTAATAACTATGAAAATGACGGCATTCAAAGTATTGACATTGGAAACTCAATTATTAAAACGTCTGCCCAGACGAACACATGGAAAATTTCAGCACGTAACACAAAAGGCCAGAATGTATCCAAAAATTATTCAGTTAATTGGAGATGGAAAACTTATTATGGTACCAGTGATGCCGAATCACTAACCGAGATTGATATTAAATCTCTTGTTTCAAGCTCTTTGGATGCAAACTTTACTGGAAATAAATCTGTAGCAGCAAATGGATACAAATATTTTGCTTACCCTACTGTTTTTGGATTAAAGACAAATTTCCAAGACTTGACAAGTGGGTTTGCGGTTGCCATGAATCCAGCAACAGTTGTCTCAATTACAAACGTATTCGGTATAAGTGCAGATTATTATGTACACCGAACAACTAACCCGATCGTTGGTTCATTAACGGTTGTGGTAGGTTGAGGTAGCGTAAGATGGCATTAATAACAGGCGCGGTAAACGTAACAGGCACAGTAGCACCAACAGATACAAATGACGTATATGCAACACATGATAGCAAGTACGGAAAAGGTGGTTATCGTGAAGTAGCTGATATTACAGCCAGAGATTCTATTACAGTAGCACGCCGTTCAGACGGTATGCTTGTATATGTACAATCAGAAGATAAAATATTCAAGTTAGAAAATGGATTAACTAACGACAACTGGGTTGAGTTTAAAGTAGACGCAAGTAAAATTGTATACGATAACTCAAACAGTGTTTTAACTTCTGACAACATCCAAGACGCAGTTGATGAAATATCAGCAAGCGTTCATACTTTTAAAACTAAGTCAGTAACTTACGATTTAACAGGCGGGGCAACAGGATCAGTAACTGTAACCCAGGGTGATGACGTAAATATTGACGTTACAGTTGAATATGCTGAAAATAGTTTTTCAGTAGGTCCAACAGAAAAAACCGCAGTAGCACACTCTTTTGTTACTGGCAAATACAATATAGCAAAAATAACATCAATTGTTGAAGTAGGCATCGGCGATGACGATCTAAACAAGAGAAATGCTTTTGAGATATCCGAGTCGGGTGTGGTAAGCGCACCTGCAATGGAAAACGAAATGATAACACAGGATGGAGATCTTACTACTAAGAAGTATATAGATTATCTTATTATTGACTGTGGCAGCTATGATACTTAATTATGGGAGAGCGTAAATGGCGCAAACAATTAAATTAAAACGCGGCTTAGAAGCAAGCCGCTCAAGCATTACACCAGTCGCTGGTGAGCTTATCTATACAACTGATAACCTAGAAGTTTTCTTTGGTAATGGTGCAATTGCAGGTGGTACAGAAATTGGATACCTTAATACACGTACTGGTGGTTCAGTAAACGGTCCAGTAACACTGAATTCAGCAGTTACTATTGCGGCTGGTGACGAAAATGTAAACGTATTTGAAGTACTAGATTCAGAAGGCTCAGCACTTTTTGAAGTTACACAGACTGGTGACGCAATTATTGGCGGTAAGCTAACCGTTAATGGTGACGGACAATCAAGTTTTGCAGGTGACGTACTAATTGGTGGTTCATTAACCGTCAACGGCGATGCAACTGTAGCAGTTGATCTTTCAGCTGACTCACTTACTGTAACTGGTGATCTACAGGTAAACGGCAATTCATACCTAGGTAACGAAGCAACCGACACAACAACAATCATTGGTGCAACAAGTATCACTGGTGTAACAACTGTTAACTCAACAGTTACAAAAGCAGCCGGTGACGAAAATACAAACGTATTTGAAGTAGTAGACAGCGAAGGCGCAGCACTATTTGAAGTCACTGAAACTGGTGATGCTATTATTGCTGGCGTACTAACTGTTAACGGCGATGGACAGTCAAGTTTCAGCGGTGACGTTCTAATTGGTGGTTCACTACAAGTTAACGGTGACGCAACTGTAGCAGTTGACCTAGCGGCAGATACACTAACACTAACTGGTGACCTAGTAGTAAATGGTAACACAACACTAGGCAACGAAGAAACTGATACTACAACAATCAACGGCGTTACAACAATCAATGGTAACACAAGCATTGTTGGTGACCTAACTGTAACAGGTACAACTACTACTGTTAACTCAACTGAAGTTAATATTGGTGACTCAATCATCCTACTAAACAGTGGCGCAACTGGTGCTCCAACACAAAACGGCGGTATTGAAATTGAACGCGGTACTGCTGACAACGTTGCTATTTTCTGGAACGAAGCAGCAGACGCTTGGTACATTACAAAAGACGCAACTGATGAATCTGGCCCAGATACAACAAGTGTACGTATCCTAGACACTGATGACCTTGCTAACATCAACAACGCAGTTTATACACAAGAACTAGGTCAACACGCAGATACAAACTTTACTAATGTTGCAACTTCTGACATGATCATGTGGTCAGGTAGTGAATGGGTTAACTCAAGCACAATCGACGGCGGCACATTCTAATATAAATAACATAATACTTAATTGTCTGGGGCATGCCCCAGACATAACACTAACACAGTAGAATTACGAACTCCAATTAGATGAGAAGGTTACCATGTCGCAGAAGATTAGATTAAAAAGAACAGACGTTTCTGGTAGAACAGCCGTAGATGCACAGCTTTTGTCTGGCGAACTGGCCATGAATACAATTGATGGATTGCTTTGGGGCAAAGGTCAAAATGTGTTTGAAATCATAACTGAAAATAGAGTATATAGCCCAGTAACTAATCTCAATAAAGTAGTTACAGAAGCAGAATTAGACACACTAATAAACGACTACCAACTCAACAATGTAGTAACTTTCGATCAACAAACATTACCAGGATCACAAAATTTTACAGGTGATGGTACGACTGTAACATACACATTAACAAATACTCCTGCGTCAGCTGATGCGATTGATGTTTATGTTGATGACGTATTACAGCGTCCAGAAGAAGTATTTTCAGTAACTGGAAACACCCTAACTTTTTCAACAGTACCATACGATGGCGCAGACATTTATATCAAATATCGCTATGCATTTGCTACTATCATGGACAACCCCGATGGCAGCATTGAAAATCGTCATTTAAATTTGACATACACTAGCGATCAGTTTACAAATGACGGATCACAAACAGTTTACACTATTGAATCTGGACATACTGTTCATGATGTATTAGTTATTATTAACGGTCTAATACAACCTCCGTATGCATACACAATTGATGGAACAACTCTTACATTGGCCACTGCTCCAATGGTAGGATCAGTTGTAGATTTTAGATATCTACCAGTATAACAAATATAAGCAGTTAATCAGTGAAAAAACACTATAAATAATTACGGCTAACCATTGATATCAGTTAGCTATTTTGTCCTGACTACATAGTAGAAGGGGCATGAAAGTCCGCCGTAAGAAGCGGATAATCAATATATTGATTATTATGGAGAAAACATAAATGGCTTTTAGACAGATTAAGTCACCAGCCCTAGCCAATCAGGCAGTTATCAATACAAAACTAGACGTTACAGCGGTTACAGGCCAAAACGCTAAATCATCAACAGCACTATCAGGTACATTCCTAATTGCTGACGTTGATACAGGTAGTCTAGCAAAGATCACTGCAGGTGCGCTAATAGGCTCATTTACAACAGACAATCTAGCAGAAGGTACAAATCTATACTTCACAGACGCACGTGCTCAGTTAGCAGTTGCAGCAGATATTGCTTCAGCAGTTTCAGCAGAAGCAGCACTACGTGAAGCAGCAGATGGTCTACTAGATACAGCAATCACAAACGAAGCATCAACACGTGCTTCAGCAGACACAACACTACAAGCAAACATTGACGCAGAAGCAACAGCACGTGCTGGCGCAGACACAGTTCTACGTACAGATTTCGAAGCAGCAGACGCAGATTTGCAAGCACAAATCAACAACATCATCAGCAACACTGATCCAGAAGCACTAGATTCACTATCAGAAATCGTTGCAGCTTACCAAGCAGCAGACGATGCATTTACAGCAGCTATTACAGCGAACGCAACAGCTATCTCAACAGAGACAACAAACCGCGTTAACGCTGACAATGCTCTACAAGCAGCTATTGATGGCGAAGCAGCAACACGTGCAGCAGATGATCTAACACTACAAGGCAACATTGATGCAGAAGCAGCAACACGCCTAGCAGCAGATAACGCACTAGCTGGTCGTGTAACAGCGAACGAAGGTGATATTGCTACACTAGAATCAGATCTAGCAGCAGAAGTAACACGTGCAACAGCAGCAGAAGGTGTACTAACATCAGGTCTAGCAGCAGAAGTAACACGTGCAACAACAGCAGAAGCAGCTAACGCTTCAAACATCGAAGCTGAAATCACAGCACGTGCGTCAGCTGACTCACTAATCCGTACAGACTTTGCGGCAGCAGATGCAACAAATCTACAGGCAGCAAAAGACTACAGTGATGCAGCAGACGTAGCGCAAACAACATCACTACAAGCATATGCAGATCAAGCAGAAGTAGATGCAGTTGCTACAGCAGAAGCATACACAGATGCTCGTGAAGTTGCAATTACTTCAACATACGAAGCATATGCAGATCAAGCAGAACTAGATGCAGTTGCTACAGCAGAAGCATACACAGATGCTCGTGAAGTTGCTATTACAACAGCATACCAAACATATGCAGATCAAGCAGAAGTTGATGCGAAAGCATATACAGACGCTCGTGAAGTTGCTATTACAACAGCATACGAAGCAGCAGATGCAGCACTACAATCACAGATTGACTTCATCGTTTCAAACACAGATGAAGCAGCTCTAGACTCACTAACTGAAATCGTTGCAGCTTTCCAAGCAGCAGACAGTTCACTAACAGGTCTAATCAATGCAAACACAACTGCAATCAACAACGAAGCAGCAACACGTGAAGCAGCTGACTCAACACTAACATCAAACCTAGCTACAGAAGTATCAGCACGTCAAACAGCAGATACGACTCTACAAGCTAACATTAATGCAGAAGCAACAACTCGTGCAACAGCAGACGGTGTACTACAAACAAACATCGACGACGAAGAAACACGTGCGCTAGCAGCAGAAGGTGTTCTACAAGGTAATATCGACGCAGAAGCAGCAACACGTATTGCAGCAGACTCAGCACTAAGTGGCCGTGTAACTACACTAGAAGGTGATATGGACATTGTTGAATCAGGACTAGCATCTGAAATCACAGCACGTACAAATGCTGATACAACACTACAAGCAAACATCACAGCAGAAGCAGCGGCTCGTGTAGCAGCAGATCAAACACACACATTTGATATTGGAGCACTAGACACACGTGTAACAACAAACGAAACTGATATTGCTGATCTAGAAACAAATCTAGCACAAGAAGTATCAGATCGTATTGCTGGTGACAACGCTCTAAGTTCAGCACTAACAACTGAAGCAACAACTCGTGCGGCAGCAGATGTTACTCTACAAAACAACATCGACGCTGAAGAAGCAGCACGTATTGCAGCAGATGATCTACTACAAACTGCTATCGATAACGAAGCAGTGGCACGTATTGCAGCAGACGGTGTTCTAACAACAAACGTTACAAACAACACAACTGCAATTGCAACCAACACAGCAAACCTAACAACAGAGATTGCAAACCGCATCGCTGGTGATAGTGCGCTAGGCGGTCGTCTAACAACAGCAGAAAGCGATATTGATGCGCTTGAAGGCCGTATGGACACAGCAGAAGCAGACGTAGTTTCTCTAGAAGGTCGTATGGACACAGCAGAAGCAGACGTAGTTGCTCTAGAAGGTCGTATGGACACAGCAGAAGCAGACGTAGTTTCTCTAGAAGGTCGTATGGACACAGCAGAAGCTGACATCGTAGCAGTTGAAGGTCGTCTAGACGGTATTGATACAGATCTAGCAGCAGAAACAGCGGCACGTATTGCTGGTGATTCAGCAACACTAGCTTCAGCAAATACATACACAGATACAGCGATCACAAACCTAGTTGATGGTGCAGACACAGCACTAGATACACTAAAAGAGATCGGTGATGCATTTGCCGCGGCAGACTCAAACCTACAAACTCTAATCACAAACAACAGTACACGCCTAACAGCGGTTGAAGGTGAAGTAGACGTTCTACAAAGTGAGATGGATGCAGCAGAAGGTCGTTTAACTGTAAACGAAGGTGAGATTGATACACTACAATCAGACCTAACAGCAGAAACAGCGGCACGTATTGCAGCAGACACAGCACTACAAACAGCACTACAAGCATATGCAGACCTAGCAGAAACAGATGCTAACACATATGCAGACGCTGAAATTGCAGCGGCAGTTGCAGCACTAGAAGCAGCAGATACAGCACTAGACGGTCGTGTAACAACACTAGAAGGTGAAATGGATACAGCGCAGGCTGATATTCTAACAAATGCTGGTGACATTGTAGCACTAGACGTTCGCGTAACAGCAAACGAAGGTGATATTGCTACAAACGCTAGTGACATTACAGCACTAGACGGTCGTGTAACAGTAAACGAAGGTGACATTGCTCAACTAGAACTAGACCTAGCAGCAGAAGTAACACGTGCTCAAACAGCAGAAGCAGCAAACGCAACAGCTATTGCTAACGAAGTTACAGCACGTCAAGCAGCTATTGATGCAGAGCACCAGCACCACATTGACGGTGACGCAGCTACACTAACAAGTGCAAATGCTTACACAGATACACGTGAGACAGCTATTACAGCGGCTTACGAAGCATATGCAGATCAAGCAGAAGTTGATGCAAAAGCATACACAGACGCTCGTGAAGTTGTAATTACTTCAGCATACGAAGCAGCTGATACTCTACTAAACACTGCGATTACTAACGAAGCAAGCACACGTGCAACAGCAGATACAAACCTACAGAATACTATCGACGCTGAAGTAACACGTGCTCAAGCAGCAGAAGCAGCAAACGCAGCGGCAGCGGCATCTAACCTACTAGAAATCACTGCAACACAAGCGGCAGCTGGTCTAAACACAGATGGTACATTCAACGCATATGTTGATACCAACTTCATTGACACTGCTACAACACTACGTGGTGCAGACATTCTACTAGACGCAGCAATCAAATCTGAAGAAACACGTGCTCTAGCAGCAGAAGGTGCTAACGCAACAGCTATTTCAAACGAAGTAACTCGCGCAACAGCAGTAGAAGCAGCAAACGCAGCAGCTATTACAGCAGAAGCAAGTACACGTGCAGCAGCAGACGTTGCACTAGGCGATAACATCCAAACTGTATCGGACACCCTAGCACAAGAGCTACTAGACCGTGCAGCAGCAGATAGTAACCTACAATCACAGATCGACTTCATCGTGTCAAACACAGATGCGGCAGCACTAGATTCTCTAACAGAGATCGTTGCAGCATTCCAGACAGCTGATGGTGATCTACTAACAACTGTAACAGCTAACACAACAGCTATTTCAACTGAAGAAGCAGCTCGTATTTCAGCAGACAATGCTCTAACTACAGCTCTAGGCGCAGAAGAAACAGCACGTATTAGTGGTGACGCAACACTACAGTCAAACCTAGATACTGAAGTTGCAGCACTAGAAGCAGCAGACGGCGTTCTACAAACAAACATCGACGGCAAAGTTGCTAAGTCAGGCGACACAATGAGTGGCGACCTAGCTATGGGCGGTAACAAAGTAACTGGTCTAGCACAGCCATCAGCTGGTGCAGATGCAGTTAACCTAGATTACCTAAACACAGCACTATCAGCTTACGATCTAGATAACTTCACTACAACAGATCTAGCAGAAGGTGACAACCTATACTACACAGACGCTCGCGTTCGTGCAGCGGTTTCAGCTTCAGGCGATTTAAGTTACGATTCAGAAACTGGTGTATTCAGTGTAGATACTTCAAAGGCACTACTAGATCTAACAGACTACGTAGGTACAGAGACAGACTACACAGCAATTGAAGGCTATGTTCTAGCTGTTAAGTCAGACGGTTCAGGCGTTGAACTAGTTGATCCAGCATCACTATCATTCGCACAATCAAACCGCCAGACAATCAACGGTGACGGTGCTCAGACAACATTCGCACTAAACTTCTACGCAACTATTTCTAACGCAATGGTATTCGTAGGCGGTGTTATCCAGGACCCTGTAACACACTACTCACTAGATAGTGAAGCACAGACAATCACATTCGTTGAAGCAATCCCAACTGGTACACAAGCAGTTGTAGTTGCTAACGCAGTTGGTAACACACCATACATTGACAATGGTTCAATTACAAGTGAAAAACTAGCATCAGACGTTAAAACTTTCATTGCAGGTGGTAACGTAACAGCTGGTACTTCAGGTTCAGTAGTTGACACATTCAGTGGTGCAACATACCGCTCAGCTAAGTTCGTAATCCAAGTATCATATGGTTCAGAGTACGAAACACGCGAAGCACTAGTTGTACACAATGGTACTTCAGCGTTCATTACAGAATACGCAATCGTTTACACAGGCGCAGGTCTGCTAGGTGATGCAAGTGTTCAAATGAACGGTACAGATGTTGAACTAGTTTATACAGCTAACAACGCAGGTACAACAGTAAAAGTTATCGGTACTTACATCGAAGCATAATTTTACTGAATAAGTAAAGACTGGGCGGAGACTTTAGGGTTTCCGCCCTTTTTTATTGAATAACATAAACTACTATGATAATAAATAAAGAGTTTTAAAAGCAGTTAATACCACTATCAATCGCCTTAAATATTATTGGAAACTCTATGTTTCCCTTTTTTCGCGAAAAAAAGGAAATAATAAATGGCACAAAAGAAATTTATTATCGACGGTGGTTTTTCAACTAACGCAGACTCAGTAATTACTGGTAACCTAGTAATGACAGGTAACGTTCTTCCGTCAATAAACTCAGACGGTGTAACTGGTTATGACCTAGGTAGTCCAGATTTTAAATGGCGCGACCTATTTCTATCACAGGGCTCACTATACATTGATGGACAAAAAGTTCTACAATCAGATTCTGGCACAATCGTTGTTTCAGCTGATCCTGACCAATCACTATTAACAAAAACAACTGGAACTGGTGTATTAACATTCCAGTCAGAAACTCCAATTTCAATTGCTGGTACACTACAAATGGGTGTAGGCAAGCGTATCACATCAGCTGATGGTCTATCAGTTGTATTTGGTGATAAAATTGATATGGATTCAAACCAGATCATTAACGTTGGTACTCCAACAGCAGAAGGACACGTGACAACAAAAGGTTATGTTGACAGCGCAATCACATCAATACTTGGTGGCGGCGGTTCAGCAGTTTCAGGTACAACTGGTACATTCTCAAGTGATGTTAGTATCCAAGGTAACCTAACAGTTAGTGGCACAACTACAACTGTTAACTCAGAAACAATCTCATTAGCTGATAACATTATCGACCTAAACTCAAACATGACATCTGGTACACCAACAGAAAATGCTGGTATCAGAATTATGCGTGGTGACGAAAGTGCAGTTCAGCTACGTTGGAACGAAGCTACTGATCGTTGGACATTTACAAACGACGGTACAGCATACTATCCACTAGTAGTTTCAACAACTGACCTAGTTGAAGGTACAAACCTATACTTCACAGATGCACGTGCTCAAGCAGCCCTAGCATCAACAGTATCACTACTACAATCAGCTGACACAACACTACAAGCTAATATTACAAGTGAAGCTTCAACACGTGCAGCGGCTGACACATCAATTCGTACAGACTTTGGCGCAGCAGACGCAACACTACAATCAAATATTGACAGTGAAGAAGCAGCACGTATTGCAGGCGATAGTGCTACACTAGCATCTGCACAAGCATACGCAGATAGTGCAGAAGCAGACGCAATTGCTTCAGCAAATGCATATACAGATGGTCGCGAAGCAGCGATTACAAGTGCATACCAGACTGCTATTGCAGCGGCAGCAGAAGCTCAAGACGAACTAAACGAACTAGTTGATGTTAATATTACATCAGTAACAAATGGTCAATTCCTACGTTACGACTTGGGTGCGCAAAAGTGGATTAACGTAACAGCAAACACAACTATGATTGCTGAAGGTACAAAACTGTTCTTTACAGATGCACGTGCCCAAGCAGCGGTTGCAGAAGACATTGCTTCAGCAGTTACAGCAGAAGCAAGTGATCGTTCAACAGCAGACGCAATACTACAAGTTAATATTGATACACTAGAAGCAAGTCTAGCAAGTGAAGCAAGTACACGTGCTGGTGCAGGCAGCGATCTACAAGACGCTATTGATGCAGAAGCAACTGCTCGTGCAAGTGCAGATACAACACTACAAGGCAATATTGATACAGTAGCAAGTGATCTAGCAACTGAAGCAACTGCTCGTGCAAGTGCAGATACAACACTGCAAGGCAATATCGATGCATTAACCACAACAGTCAACAATGTAATCAGCAATACAGACGCGGCTGCACTAGACTCATTAACTGAAATTGTTGGAGCATTCCAATCAGCAGATAGCACAATCAATGGTGCAATTACTTCATTGTCTGGATCTGCTGCCGCAGATCGCGCAGCTATCCGTACTGAATTTGCAGCAGCAGACGTAGTTGTTACAACTGCATACACTGATGCAATTGCAACAGCAAAAGCAAGTGCTATCTCAACCGCGGCAACTGATGCGACAACAAAGGCAGATGCGGCTGAATCAGCAGCTAACACATACACAGATGGTGAGATTTCAACACTTGATGCTTCACTAAAAACATATGCAGACACAGCAGAAGCAGACGCAATTGCCGCAGCGGCAACTGATGCAACAACTAAAGTAGCAGCAGAAGCAACTGCTCGTGCAAGTGCAGATACGACACTGCAAGGCAATATCAATGCAGAAGCAAGTACACGTGCAAGTGCAGATACAACACTGCAAGGCAATATTGATACACTATCAGCAAGTCTAGCAAGTGAAGCATCAACACGTGCAAGTGCAGATACAACACTGCAAGGCAATATCAATGCAGAAGCAAGTACACGTGCAAGTGCAGATACAGTACTACAAGGCAATATTGATACTGTAGCAGATGATGTTGCAGCACTATCAGCTGATGTTGCAGCACTAACAACTGATGATGTTGCAGAAGGCTCAAACCTTTACTATACAGATGCACGTGTTATCTCAGCACTAGCAGCCGGTTCAGATGTTACTATCGCAGGTAACCTAACAGTTTCAGGTACAACTACAACAATTAATACTGAGACAATCAATCTAGCGGACAACATTATCCTACTAAACTCAAATGCAACTGGTTCTGCTTCACAGAACGGCGGTATTGAGATTGAGCGCGGTGATGACCTAAACGTTCAGTTCATATGGGACGAATCAAATGACCGTTGGACTGTAGGTGCTGAATCACTATACTCAGCAGGTGGATTTATCGGTAATGTTACTGGCAATGCTTCAACAGCAACTAAGTGGGCTACTGCTCGTACCAACACTGTAACCCTAACTGGAGACGTAACTGGTACAGGTAATGCTTCAGTAGACGGTACTGGTAACTGGACTGTTTCACTAGCAACAACTGTTGCAGCTAATAGTGTTGCACTAGGCACAGATACAACTGGTGCGTATGTTCAAGACGTAGTAGCAGGCAGTGGTATCAGCATCAGTGAATCTGCAAGTGGTGCTGAAGGCAACGTAGCTACAATTAGCCACGCTGACACTTCAAGTGTAGCAAACGTTTCAAGCAACAACTCAGGTGGTGTATTCATCCAGGACGTTGCGCTAACATTTGATGCATATGGTCACACAACAGGTGCGTCAGTAGCAACAGCTACAATGACAAACTTCCACAGTGGTGTTACAGACATTAACTCAACAGTTGCAAGTAACAACGCATCAGGTTCAGTTAACATTACTTTCACTGACCTAGTAGGCGCAGTACACTATAACGTGTATCTAAACCGTATTCTACTACGTCCAAGTGAAGTTACAAATGTAAACACGTCAACTGGTCAAGTAACAATTGCAACAGGCGTTCTTGCAACAGACGACGAACTAGAAGTAACAGGACTAAAAATTGCATAATTAACTAACCAACGGTGGGGGGTATGACATCCCCCCACTTAGACAAAATTAACAAAAGTTAATGGAGTCAGTGGCGTACAAGATGTATTGCTTCGTGTTAGTTAAGCTCAAAAACAGAGGAGAGCTAAAATGTCAGATCGTTATATTCGCTACTATGATTCAAATAGTGGTAGCACAACAACAGGTACTTTCAATTTTGATAAATCAAAGAAGTACAAGCTAAACAAGACAAGTGGTTCAATTGAAGAAGTAACCGCCTTAACCCCGCTGGCCGCTGACGAAATCAGTATTCCAGGTAGTAAATCATCACTACGCCGTATTGGCGACCTAGAACGTAACATAACAATTCTAGCGTCAAAAGCTGGTATCTCTGGTGCAACAAACAGTGATACTGATACTGTTCTAAAAACAAGTGCGCAAGCACTAAGTACTGCAAGTAATGCACTAACATCAAGTAATGCTACTATTACACTAGCACGTGGTGATGGTACAACAGATGTAGTAACAGTAAACAACGTTGCAAACGCTTCAGCAGCGACTACTGCTACAAAATGGGCAACTGCTCGTACACTTACATTAGCAGGTGATGCAAGCGGCTCAGTTAGTATCGATGGTTCAGCAAACGTTTCACTAACAATGACAGTTGCGAACGATTCACACACTCACGCATTTGCTAACCTAACAAGCAAGCCAACAACACTAGCAGGTTATGGTATCACTGATGCATATACATCAACTGATGTTGACGCATCAATTGCGACCGCAATTTCTAATCTAGTTAATTCAGCACCAGGTACACTGGATACACTGAACGAACTAGCGGCAGCTCTAGGTGATGATCCAAACTTTGCCACTACGGTTACAAATAGTATTGCGACTAAATTAAATACTTCTAGTTACACTGCTGCGGATGTCCTTACCAAGATTAAAACTGTTGACGGGGCGGCGTCTGGTCTGGATGCAGACTTGCTTGATGGTAATCACGCAAGTGCTTTTGCTTTAGCAAGCCACACCCACGATTACGTTCCAGAACGAAGCCGCTCAGACTGGAACGACAGCACTGTTATAAATGATGTCATCGGTCAGATGGCATGGAAGCACCATGGCAACAACCACACCATCTTTGACGCATCCAACAGCACGTCACCTACAGGTGTAGCTAAAAACAACACAAACCCAGATGTGCCATGGGCTGCGACCTACCCCACCCTGATGGGTTACAACGGTACAAACACTTATGGTGTCCGTGTTGACATTGCACGTAAGGCAGAACTCCTTGGTGGACTAGCCGCCACACAGTTCCTGCGTTCAGATGTGGCTAGTACATCAACTAGCACTGTAAACGCTGCCACATTCAACGCTACCTCAACTGCTGGTGGCGGCTTCCAAGGCATTGACGCTGACACTGCAACAGCACCTTCTTTCACTTGGACTGCTGATCTCAACACAGGCATCTACAGACCAGCGGCTGACCAACTTGGCATTACTACTGGCGGCGCCGCGAGGGGTGTATTTTCTGCTACAGGGTTATCCGTTACTGGTTCGATAACAGCAACTGGCGATGTAACTGCTTACTCAGATGAACGTCTAAAAGACAATATTGAAGTTATTCCAAATGCTGGTGAAAAAGTAGCTGCCCTTCGTGGTGTTACATTTACCCGTAAAGCAGATGGCATTGCATCAACAGGTCTAGTTGCACAAGACGTGGCAGCAGTTCTTCCAGAAGCAGTTATTGAAGGTGACGACGGTATGCTATCAGTTAAGTATGGTAATATTGTTGGTCTACTAGTAGAAGCTATTAAAGAACTACAGGCAGAAGTAGCAGAGTTAAAAAAGAAATAATCACAGTTTAATGTGAAAAATAAACTACTAACTTAGAGGGGCTGGCCTAGCCCCTCTTTTTTATACTATAAATACCACTATGAAAATTGTCAAGCATATAGATACAGTAAAACATTTGCCACGATCCGCAAATCCCATAATAGAAACTCTTTCACTAGAATGGGTAGCATTTGAAGATTTATGGGTTACCCCTGATCAAGTAGCTACTTTTGATATCGGACATTTAAATGAAATATTAGAAAATTACCACCCTGCATTATTGAGATCCAGTAGTGTGGTGCTAATAGACGGACACCGTGTTTTATGGGATGGACAACATACTGCAACTGCTAATTGGATTATGGGTATGGACAAGGTTCCGTGCCTAGTTACGACGACTGATACGTTGGATTTTAAAAACATACCCAGCATAGAAAAGTTTGACAGTATACAAATAGCTAAATTAATGATGGATTTAATTGAACAAAATAATATATCTTCCATTGCGGATTTACAAAATTATATAAAAACATATGATAATTATCAAAACAGATAAATACAATAGCACAAACAAGTCCTTAAGGAGAATTTTGAATGGCGTTTCGTAAACTTGATTTACAAATGACTAAATCTGAAGTCGTTGACTTCACTGATGCGGTTATGGTACTAGCAAAAGAAAATACTAGTTCAACAGTTGATATCGGTATTATGGGCCGTATTGGTGTAAACACCTACGCTGGCCTGGTAAGAGATGGAGAAACTGGAAAATTCTTCCTAATTGATAACTACGCTCTTGGATCTACAGTAACCAGTAATGCAATTACTGAGGCAGGCATTACAGCACATGCAACACTTGAATTAGAAAACTTAATTGCTAAAAGCGATGTAGTAACCTATTCAGACGCACGTTTTAAGCACAACGTAGTAACTATTGATAATGCATTAGAAAAAGTAAATGCAATGCGTGGTGTTGAGTACGAAAAAGGTGGCAAACAAAATATTGGTGTTATTGCCCAGGAAGTAGAAGTCATCGTTCCAGAAGTAGTTCATACAGATCCAGAAGGAATGAAGTCAGTAGCTTATGGCAACCTCGTAGGGTTACTAATAGAATCTATTAAAGAATTAACTGCCCGTGTAGAATCACTGGAAAAACAAATTTTTGGTGATTCCAAATAAAATAAATACATAAAGTAAGCGGAGAAAAAAAGTGGCTTTTAAGGTTATAAACAACGAAGTAATTACAGACAGTAGCGTATTACAAAATACTACTATTGATGAATCCAACGTCTTAAACAATGTGTTTAACGTAACAGACGGCACGACATCGCAACAGATTAACAGGGGCGGTACAGTAACATTTACAGCGGGTGCTGGTGTTACTATTACACAGTTAAACGGCACAGTTACAATTTCAAGTGACGCAGAAGGTATTGAGGACTTAATCTCTCCGCTACTAGTCCACGCTAACCACACCTATATTGATGCCACTTATGATGACCTTAACGACCAAGTGCTGTTGGCAGTAAACATTACTACAGACGGTGTTGCTGAAGGAACAAATCTTTATTATACAGATGCCAGAGCAGATGCACGTATTGCTCTACAGACTGGAATTTATCTAGACCTGAGTGCCAAAGACACTGACGATTTATCAGAAGGTACTACAAATCTTTACTATACTGACGCACGTGTAGATGCCCGTATACCTACAAACGTAAGTGCGTTCACAAACGATGCAGGATACTTAACAAGTTACACAGAAACAGATCCAATATTCTTAGCAAGTGCAGCCAGCGGTATTGCAGCAGGTGATATTACTAACTGGAATACAGCATATGGTTGGGGAGATCACTCATTAGCTGGATACTTAACAAGTTACACAGATACTAACACGTATTTACAGAGTCTTGGATTCAATACTTCAAATGGTGTATTGACAGCGACACTGACTGATTCTTCAACCGTCACAGTTGACCTAGATGGTAGATATTCAACTACAGATACCACCTATAGTGCAGGAACTGGTTTATCTCTAACAGGTACAACGTTTGCCAACACAGCACCAGATCAGACAGTTGTATTGACAGGAAGTGGCGCTACATCAATAAGTGGCACTTATCCAAACTTTACAATTAGTAGTACTGACACAAATACAACTTATACCGCTGGTAGTGGATTAACACTAGCAGGAACAACATTTAGTCATACTGATACATCAAGTGCTAGCGATTTAACTGCTAGTGCAAGAACATACGTAACAGGTCTAACTTTTGATACTTTTGGACACGTAACAGGATACAGCACTGGTACTGAAACAGTAGTAGATACAGACACAAATACAACATACAGTATTGGTAGTGAAACTGCAACAGGCGGCGTTAATTTAAGATTAACTGGAAGCGATGCAACGACTGATGATGTTAAATTTGCTAATGGTTCTAATATAACAATTACTCGAACAGATGCTAATACAATTACTATTGCAGCGACTGATACTAACACAGATACACTACAAAGTATAGCAAATAATACTGGCGCAGCGGATCGTTTTATAACAATGGTTGCCAATGCAAGCGGCGCCCAGTCTGGTCTTTCAAATGCTGGTTTAAAATATAATACATCAACACAAAAATTAACATTGGGCGGTGATTTAGCAGTCGCCGGCGATGCAACTATTAGCGGCAATTTAACAGTATTGGGTACAACTACTACAGTTGATGTTGCAAGTCTTTCAATTACTGATAACTTGATCTATCTAAACAATGGCGGTACAGCGACTATTACTAATGCTGTTGGTAATGGCACAACTGTAACATACACTGCTGACAATAACTTTAGCACTGGATATACAGTTGATGTAACAGGTGTAAATCCAAGTGCTTACAACGTTACTGATGCAACTATTACAAGTGCCAACGCAACTAGCTTTACAATCAGTAGCAGTGCTACTGGTACATATGTAAGTGGTGGTAGTGCAAGAGCGCACACAAATACAAATGTTGACTTAGGTTGGGCAGGCAGCTATACTACTGGAAGTTATGCACACGCTGGTCTATTCCGTGATGCTTCTGATGGCATATTTAAAGTATTTGACGGTTATACCCCTGAGCCTGATGACGCAGTAGACATTGATACAAGCCACGCAAGTTTTAGCCTAGCAGACATGCAAGCCGCTAACTTTATTGGTAGTTTGACAGGAAATGCTGCAACAGCAAGTAAATGGGCAAATGCTAGCACTATTACACTAGGTGGCGATCTAACTGGTAACGTAAGCATTGATGGCAGTGCAAACGTAACACTTACTGCAACCATTGCAGCAAATAGTGTTGCGCTAGGTACAGATACAACTGGTAACTATGTAGCAGGATTAACTGCTGGTACTGGCATTGCGGTCACTGGTACTGCTGGTGAAGGTTGGAGCCCAACAGTAACACATAGCAACACAACGAGAACAGACACAACAAGTGCAGGCACACTAACACACGGCGGTACATTTACTGCCGTTGATAGCATAACATCAAATGCCCTAGGTCACGTTACTGCTATTAATGTTAAAACATTGACAATGCCTTCAGATACTAATACAACATACAGTATTAGTAGTGAAACTGTAGCTGGCGGCGCAAATTTACGACTAACAGGAAGCGATTCGTCAACTGACGATGTTAAAATTGCCAGTGGTACAAACGTAACCGTAACACGTACTGATGCAAATACTATCACAATTAGTAGTACTGATACAAACACAACCTATAGTGCAGGAACTGGTTTATCTCTAACAGGTACAGTTTTTGCTAACACAGCACCAGATCAGACAGTCGTATTGACAGGAAGTGGTGCTACATCAGTAAGTGGTACATATCCAAACTTTACAATCAGTAGTACTGATACAAATACCGTATACACGCTACCTGCTGCGACATCAACAGTACGCGGCGGCATTGAGTTGTTCAGTGACACTGTTCAATCAGTAGCAGCAACCGCAGTAAGTGCTACAGCAAGTAGAACATACGGTGTACAGGTAAACTCAAGTGGACAAGCAGTAGTTAACGTGCCATGGAGTGATACAAACACAACTTACACCGCAGGAACTGGCTTAACACTATCTGGTACACAATTCATTAACGCAGCACCAGATCAAACTGTTACACTAACAGGAAGTGGGGCTACATCAGTAAGTGGTACATATCCAAACTTTACAATCAGTAGTACTGATACAAATACAACATATGGCGCAGCTACAAGTACAGTACTTGGTCTAATTAAACTAGAAGACGCCACAGTTCAATCAGTTGCAGCAACCGCAGTAAGTGCTACAGCAGGTAGAACATATGGCGTACAAGTAAACAGTGCAGGTCAAGCAGTTGTTAACGTACCTTGGGTTGACACAAACACAACTTATGGCGTAGCTACTACAAGTGCAAATGGTCTGATGTCTTCAACAGACAAGAGCAAGCTAGATGGTATCGAGTCAGGGGCAACTGGTGACCAGACTGCGGCTGAAATCCTGACTGCAATCAAGACTGTGGATGGTGCAGGTTCCGGCCTTGACGCCGACCTGTTGGATGGCTTAAGCAGCGCATCTTTCTTGCGGGCTGATGCGAACACTGCGACCACAGGATATTTACAAGCAGAAGGGTTTGTGAACACTGCTGGAGGATCACTTTCTATCTTCAACCCTCAAGGCGCAAGCTATGCGACCACCACCACCACGGTAACTGGCGCTATCAAAATCACTTTGCCGCAATCATGGACCAATACCATGATGCGAATGACTATTCGTATTTACGAATATGCAACAAATGAAGCGTTTGAGGTTGTTTGTGGTGGCTATAACTATTCGCCAAGTGCAACTTGGGCCAATAGTCCGTTTGCTTATATCATCGGATCGCCAAATGTGAACCGCAACTTCACTGTGCGTCTTGGGCATGATGGCACATATTGCTGCGTTTACATCGGTGAAACAACAAGCACTTGGTCTTATCCACAGGTTGCAGTAACGCATTTTGTTGCTGGTTATAGCAATTACGATGCGGACCAATGGAACGACAACTGGGCTGTTGGTTTTGCAACGACACTTGGGACAATCACAGCCACGATTACCAACTCTGAGATTGGCCGTTATTTGGACGGTAACGTGGTTTGGCATGGCGGTAACGATGGCGCTGGATCAGGCCTAGACGCTGATACACTTGACGGCGTACAAGGTGCTAGTTTCTTACGCAGCGATGCAACTGATACCGCGAGCGGTGTTATTACATTCAGTAATGCCACAGCATCAACATCAACAACTACTGGCGCAGTGAAGATTACTGGCGGATTAGGTGTTGGCGGAGCAATTTATGCCGGCGGTGATGTTACAGCTTATTCAGACGAACGACTAAAAGACAACATTGAAACAATCACAAATGCAGTAAATAAAGTTGACCAACTACGTGGTGTTACATATACACGTAAAGAAGATGGCATTGCTTCAACTGGTGTTATTGCGCAAGATGTGGAAAAAGTTCTACCACAGGCAGTAACAACTGATGAAGATGGTATGAAGGCCGTTAAGTATGGCAACATGGTTGGTTTGTTGATTGAAGCAATTAAAGAACAAACTGAAACAATTAAGGGTATGCAAGCAGAGATTGCTGAACTTAAGGCTAGACTTAACAACTAAGTTATAGTATAGTCAAAAAAAACATAAATACAACAGTATGCAGAATTGCATACTTTTAACGTTAAAAGTAATGAGGAGTCTCATAATATGGCATTACCAGCAACAGGTGCGACAATTTCAATGGGTCAGGTTCGTGACTATTTTAGTTTGTCAGGCACCGTGACTCTATACCAGTTAGGTACTTTTATTTCGCCAAGTGTAACAACAAATATTTCTTTGTCAGCAACATTTGGCGGATGGCAGAACCCTAACTCAACAGGTGCAAGTCCATAAGCAATGATTTAAGAGCGTTGTCTTCGTTAATGTTGACAACGTTCTTCTTTCATAATATAAATAAAATTACAAAAAAACTCAATAAATTCACAGGAGAAAAATATGAGTATTAGAACACGATTTGAAATCGAGACATTTCTATTAGGCGCACATCCTACTAAATCTCGTCAAGCAAAACAACTATTAAGCGAACTAGAACAAGCAAAAGCACACAATCATCCAGATCTTCCAGTACTAGAAGCAGTATACGCAGACTTCGCAGCATCAAACGATGTTGACTCATTATTGACTTCAATTGAAGTAGAAGAAGAAGAATACTGGGTTAAGCGGTTAGCAAAGCTAGCAGCAATTGATATTTTAACAATTGGTAAGGTGCAGCCAGAACATATGAACTATATGGCAGCACTAAGTGATGAAGCATTCGCTGCATGTGTTAAGAGTGCTTCACTGATGGCTAAAACAATGAACGAACAAGTTCGTGAAATTGAAGCAGAACTAAGCTCAGAACTTTCAGAATAAGTTAAAACATGGTATCGATACCAAACTATCTATACCGTGCAGATAAGAATGCGCGAGTTGCGATATGCGTTCCTGTGCGTGACTACGTGACTGCCGCGTTTTCTTTCAGTCTCGCTATGCTCTTAAAAAAGTGTGGCGAGACTGATCGTAAAACATCATTACATATGGTAATGGGCAGTGAGATAGCAAGTCAACGACAGCAACTAGCAACTGAAGCATTGTCTACGAAATGCACCCATATTCTTTGGCTAGACAGCGATATGCGTTTTCCCAATATTACCTTGGAAGCACTGTTATCACATGATAAAGATATTGTTGCGTGTAATTACAGCACACGTGTAGAGCCACATATACCTGTAGCATTTACTAGTAAACATGACATGGGCGAAAGACTGAGTGCAGACGTAGGGTTAAATAAAGTAGCAGCCGTTGGAATGGGTTGCATGTTAGTAAAACGCAATGTTTTTGAAAGCATGTCACTACCTTACTTTGGCGTTGAATGGAATCAAGACTATACGAGTTTGATTGGTGAAGATTTGTATTTTGCTAACAAAGCAGATCTTGCTGGATATGATATTTGGATTGATTCAGATTTAAGTAATAGAATTGCTCACATAGGAACAAGAGCATACACATTAGAGGGTGATTGTATATGATTAATTTAGAGAGATCAGCATTATTTGACTACAAAGGTCAAAGCGTAATCACACCTTGGGATAGATTAAAAAAGCACATTTTTCAGTCATATCCAATACACGTAACAGATCATATACGTACAGCAGATCAATTATTGCAAGCCGCCCGTGAATATGAAGATAAATCTGATATGGTATGGATAGTTAATAATAATATTAAAACGGCAGACGATTTTCCATGGCATTATCGTCCTAGTGATATTGGTAAAAGTTTTATTCACGAATTCCCAAGAGTGACAAGAAGAAGTAAGCGTCCAATGCTTTGGGGAGATGTGCGGCTAGTGCCAACAGGTGGCGTAGCACACGGCACAATTAAAAATAAAATTATTGCTACATATCATGAAGCAGACTTTGACATTGTTATGTTGAGCTATCATGAAAGTGAAGCAGACGCAAACTATATAAGACTGAAGACACGGTTTCCTGATATTAAACACGTTAAAAACGTTAAGGGTATTGCGGAAGCACACCGCGAAGCAGCACGTGTTTCTGAAACTGAAATGGTTTGGATTATTGACGCAGATGCTGATATCTTAGACCATTTCTGCTTTGATTACATCCCGCCAATGGCAAATCGTAAGAATACAACGTACAGTTGGTTTGCACATAACCCAGTAAACGGCTTAGAATATGGATATGGCGGCATTAAACTATTTCCACGTGAACAACTATTAGAGATGGGTCATGAACTACCAGATTTTAGTACTGGCGCAGCATTTTACCAACCTGTTCGCGATGTTGCTAACATTACAAGTTTTAACAAAGACCCATTCCGCACGTGGCGCAGTGCCTTCCGCGAATGTGTTAAGTTAGCAAGTAAGATCAATCCTAACCAAAAGGATGGTGAAACCAATGAACGACTAGAAATCTGGTGTACGGTTGATAACGGCGCACGTTTTGGACGTTACTGTGTTAAGGGTGCTAATGAAGGTCGTGAATATGGTATCGCAAACAAGGACGATGTCGCGGCACTAAACAAAATTAACGACTTTGAATGGTTGCGCGAACGCTTTGTTGAAAGCATGAAACAGCGTACTATTAGAACAGACGATTAATTAAAACTATCTAACCAATTAGAACCATCCGCAGCGCAGTTGTTGTGGATGGTTTTTATTTTCTTTATAATATCTTTATTGAATAATTGTGCCTTTACGCCAGGGTGCAGTGGACGCGGCCAGTTTCCAATCTTAACCCAACAAAAACCATCGCTTTCATTATTCAACACAGGTACAAATTCTTCGTAGACTGCGACAACAAAAGTATTATAGGTAAACTTTTTATCAGGACTGGTAAACTTATTCAGCGGATAAACCTTTTCTACTCCAGGAAGTAGTCCTATTTCTTCTTCTAGTTCACGTAATAATGTTTGTATAGGACGTTCAGACTCTTCGCCCTTGCCGCCAAAGAAACCCCAAGTACGCGGATGGCTAGATTCATTACTGCGTTGTTGTAACATCACTCTTCCAGTATCAACCGCTAGGAACACGCATCCACTAGCTTGCATTAAAATCTCCAGGAGATAAATTATTATGTACTAGATACACGATGTCAGACCAAGTTATTGATCCATTTGATCTATTTAATGGCAGGAACCAAAATGGATATACGTGCGATTGGGTGTTTGGAACACGCAAATAGCTATCAACATCTTGCTTAACCCAAAACAATGTTTTCATTTCTTCCAATAATAATCTAGTATGATGATTTGGTATACTTCTTGCATGTATTTTGTATAAACTATCATCTATTACGATGGTAGTGTCTGGATTAATCTGTAAGTTATTATTCGAATTGAAAGAAAAAAATTCATTTCTCTTTAATTGAATATCATTGTTTCTTGGATTAACAACAAAGCTAACATTGTACCCTGGTTTTTTATAATTTACAGATGTTTTATTAACAATAATTTTTTTGATATTTGGATAATCAAATTGCATTATTCTAATATGTTCTTCTATCAGGTGTATATTAAAAAAGCTAACCTCTACATATACAACGTCTACCGTAGGCAACACGCTATCCAACCATGTTTGGCTTTCTTCATACCCGCCCTTCTTTCTGTGTAACATCTCATGTATACACATGTGACCGTCATAACGAATATTAATCAATCCTTCATCATCAATCCATGTTGACATTATAAGTATATCCTCCAATATCCAGCTTTGTAGATACCTTCGTAGCTATTAAACCAATCTGTTCCATTCCATTCTAGTTGATCTCCTGATGCAGTGTTATAAACATAGTGTTGCGTTGTTATACTTGAAGCATCGAAAATAATAATCCAACCGCTGCCGTTGTATTGTATAATGTCATTCACTTTTCCATCCACTACTCCCCAAACGCCACCTATTGGCATGTCGCTTTGTAGTAGATAGCTTTGCCCTGCCTCTGCTACTGGAACAACCCCATCACCTGGAAAATTCTTAGCAGGGTTAATAACACCTGAAATTGCAGGAAGTGTGTTCGCAGGAAGGGTGTCAACGTCAATATCAACTATTAAGGCATTTGCATCACTTGGATGATAACTCAAGCGACCTATAATATCATTTTCAGTATCGCCTGGATTATTTGATTTGCGTAATCGTATTTGACTAATACCCTCACGCAATGCACCAAACGGTATCAGTGCATTTTTCCATTCAAGAGTGTTTCCATCTACATCAGTTGTTCCGCCTGCACTGTTTAGCAGGTATGCGTTTCCGTCAATATAGCGAAGTTTACGATCTTCAAAAGTAACAATTGTGTATTGCAATGACGATGTATCAAATGGTTCTTGATTTCTAAATGCATCTAAATCAGCATCATCCAAACTATACAATTGATTAAGCACAGTATGAATAAGTTTTTGTCGTTTTACTTTTGCAGGAGGATTGATCCAAATTGGCATTTCAAATGTAAGTGTAGCAACATCAACAATGTCATCTATATTACTGCCAACGCTACGACTACTCCAAACAGTATTTGTCATTTCAACATATGCAAGACGTGACCAGTCAAGTCCATTGCTGGTTGTCTGAATATTTAGTGTTGGGTTGAACAGTACTAGTATCTGCTCAAGTAATTGTAATTTTTGATCTGTATTACTTGTCCATATATCGCAATTCATTGTTAGCTTGTATGGTACTGGCATATGACGTTCAACAGTGTAGGTTCTGCCTACTTCGTTTAAATATTCACCAGTTGCAGCATCTATTTTCTTTTCATGGACTGGCACTTTTTCGACATGATCTTGATCCATGCGATAACTGGCGTTCATGTCTAGACTTGTCACATAGCAACTTACAAATGGGACAGTGTTAGTGATGTTTTCACTGTTTTCACGCTGAATGTGTGCAGCCATACGGCTAATATCACCATAACGAACAGGCACTTTTTGAAAAATAGGAAACCTATCCTCGCCTACTCCCATCTGAACACTGAATCCACTGAACAAGCGAATAAACTGTTGTATATATCTGCGTATTTGTTTATCGTAAAAGTAATCTGCCATTATTCAAAATCCGTCTTTGGGGTTATAACTTGACTTAGTGGCTGACGTTCTGGGAACTCTTGGTTGTCCACAATAGTTGTGTTATTATTATTAATAAATCCGCTAGCATTGAATGTTCTGTCGCTCCAAGTAACATCGCTCACATTGTCGTATAGTCTATGCCAACGACTGCCACGGAAAACAAACAATCTGTTTGGGGTAAAGTCTGTTCTTATAAAGTAATCACCATCGTTTGGTTCTTGTGGAAACTGATCTCCACTTTGTATAGTTTCGCCATGTTCATATTCAGTCGTGGTATTATCTGCTACTCCAAACAAGTGTTCAGCAAGTGGCAGGCCTAGTGGATCAGCGGCCTCTGCACTAGCTACAATAGCATCACTGATGTTAATCTCTGTCTTATAGCTACTGATTTTGTTCTTTAAGCTATCTGGATCACCAGCAGTACCAAGGATGTCAGCATATTCTTGTGTATCTGTAAGTGGACTGACCTTAACACGCCATATATGCGGATACCAGGTTTGACTAAAGCCTTCACTGCCACGGTTAGCGTCTTGTACTACATAAAACTTATTGACAGCTTCTCGATCATTGTTTAGTAATAAATCATCACGCAAGTGCGGCAACTCAAATACATCACCTGGCATAATCTTACGACCTAACTTTTCAACCATGTCGTTAATGTGGAATGTAATAAACAGTGTATCGTTTGTCAGGAACAACCCAAACTGGCTCAAGTCAAAATCATTGTCACTTACGTTGTATACGCCACGTAACTCATAAATGTCAGGATCATACTTGCGATCTCTGTTTTCCATAAACAGTAGGTCTTGTATCTTTGTTTCGTTAATCCAACCTTCTGGGTTAACTTCAATGCCAAGCGTAGGGTCTAACTCCAATCCACTACCGTAGTTTGGTTCACTAGGATCTGCGCTGTTAAGCGTTTGTTTTGGGCCAAGATACTTGTGTATATGGACAGCAGTGCCGCCAATGTCAAATTGCTCACGAATATTTCTATCCATAAACTTGTAATCGTTGCCTTTGTATGGTTTGTAGAGACTTAGACGTGGCATAAATTTTTTTCCTATATATCGTATTTAGCTGTTGACAAGCAATACACAATGCTTTATAGTAAGATGTAAACAGAAAAACACTGGAGACTACAAAATGGCTAAAAGTATTGGCGTTAAGATTCCCAAGAAAAAACCACGTGCTAAAGTAAACCGCAAAACTGGCTTTGCTGATCCAGTGTGGACTGGGTGGGAACGCTGGAGCGGTGAGAAGTTTCACCGTGAAGTAGACCGTTTGAAGTTCATGTATTACAATCAGGTCGATCCCAAAGATCTAATGCCTAGCGTATATCACTGGATGAAAGAAAACGGGTATACTCCCAAGCAGATCAAAGCAGCTAAAGCAGTCTGGATTAGTCCCAACGTTGCTATTCAGTGCAAGCTACTTGCTACTGGTATGCCAGCACACAATCCTAAACATGCCGAATATTGGGAATCACTTCCTGGCACCGGTGACAAGCTGAAGCCCGTCACTGACTTTATTAAACAGCACGTTGATCAATCAGTTGAAGCCGGTATGAGTAAAGTAGCTGAGGTGGAAGCTAAAGAAAAAGCAGCCGCTAAGAAATACACTCCTAGCATTCGTGAAGTGATGTTTGACGCAGCCTGTGCTATGAGCGAGGGCATCGACGATGTAGTTGAGGACTTTGTCCGTACTAACGATCCCGCGGTTGTTGCTGATTTTGATCCCTACGCTATACTGGTCAAAGTTCAAGCAAAAGCAAACCATGCTCGTATTATCCGTAAACAATACGAGGGTGAATTTGAAGAAATGACACTCGTTAACAATATCCCATCAGCGACTCAACTTAAAAAGATGACTGAGCGTGAACAAGATGAGTGGGAACAGATTAAAGAGGGCTATGCACACTTTACTGCAAAGCAGAAAAAAGCAGCTCTTGAACTGTTTAAAAAGATCATCGATGCTTGCGACATGATTATCAATACGCAAAAGGTTACACGGGCACCGCGTAAAGTGAAAGCCAAGAGCCCAGAGCAACTAGTAAGCAAGCTGAAGTTTAAAGTTAACGACACCACGTATGCTATTACCAGTGTGCCGCCAGCGCAAATAATTGGTGCAGTAGCAATGGTAGTATTTAACGCTAAAACACGTAAGCTGGGCATTTACATTGCAGCGGATGAAGTCGGGTTTGGAGTTAAAGGTTCTACGCTAACTAATTTCAATGAAACCACAAGTGTTCAGAAAACAGTGCGCAAACCTGACGAAGTATTGGGCAAGTTTAAAAAGACTACCAAGCCTAAGACGCTCAAAGAGTTCGAGATGATTAAGACCACAGAAACTAAAATGAATGGTCGCTTTAATACAGACACAGTTATCATCTCAGTGTTCAAGTAATAGTAGTGTAATAAAGTTAAAGCATCAGGGGGGCGCAAGCCTCCCTTTTCTTATAAATAGTAATAAGGAGATCCTATTATGAGCGCCAAAAGTGATTTAATTAAAGAAATGGAACTACGCCTAGGTGGCGGTATGGTTGATGTTGAACTTGACCCAGAGCATTATGAACTGGCTATTAAAAAGAGTTTAGCAAAGTACCGTCAACGTGCAGAAAATGCAGTTGAGGAAAGTTTTGTATTTCTTCCAGTAGTATCAGAGGTCAACGAATACACGTTACCAAACGAAGTCACTGAAGTAAAGGATATTTACAGACAAACTTCCGGTGGCATGGGTATTGGTAGCGGCAGTGATTTTGAGCCATTTTATGCATCATATATGAATTCATATCTACTTGGATCAGCAAGATCAGGCGGGTTAGCGACTTATGATTTCCTTATGCAAAACCGCGAAACTATGGGTAGACTGTTTGGATCAGAAATACTGTTTACATGGCGCCCACAAGATCACCGTATTATACTGCATCGTAAGCTAAAAACAGACGAAACATTAGTGTTGCACGTTTACAACTATCGTCCAGATGATAACTTGTTAAACGACACCTATGCTGGTCCATGGATTAAGGATTATGCATTTGCACACGTTAAGCTGATGCTAGCAGAAGCACGTGGCAAGTTTAGCCAGATCGCTGGACCTCAAGGAGGTACAACCATGAACGCTGATACATTACGCAGTGATGCACAGGCAGAAATGGACAAGTTAGAAGTAGAACTAACTTTGTACAATGATGGCAGTGCAGGCTTAGGATTTGTTATTGGATAAAGTACAAGGTTAACCCTATTTCAGCATGTTTTTCAGGGGTCTGCTATAAATAGTAGTAGAACATAGATTCTCGAATTTACATGTAAAAAGATAAGGAGAACTTTAAAAAATGGCAAATCTAGTTTCACCTGGAGTACAGGTCACAGTAACAGATGAGTCAGTTTATGGTCCAGCAGGTTCAGGCACAGTACCAATGTTATTCATTGCTACTGGCGAAAACAAAGCAGACCCAACTGGCACAGAAGCTGACGGTATCGCTAAGTATACCAAAGCATCACAAGCCGGAAAACCAGTCCTTGTCACATCACAACGCGAACTAACACAATACTTTGGGAATGTCGACTTCCGCAAAGTTGCTGGATCAGTAGTGCAGGGTGACGAAACAAACGACTACGGTCTTCTAGCAGCATATTCTTTCCTAGGTCAAAGTTCAGCAGCGTACATTGTACGTGCAAACATTGACACCGCAGCACTACGCCCACGATCAAGCGAACCAGTAGGACCGGCTGCAAATAACACATACTGGCTAAACCCAAGCAGTTCAAGTTATGGTATATTCCAATATACCATTGGTGGCTGGCAGCTAGTAGAACCTACATTAGAAGTAACAGCAGGCGGACTTCCAACTGCAACACCAGTTGATGGTGAATTCCTTGTAGTTCTTGATAACGGTACAACATCAACAGAAATCTCATACTGGATTGGTGAGAGCGGCAACTGGGTAGCACTTGACTCATCATGGGCTACAGGTACAGCAACATTTGCCCCACACTATAATGAGCCAGTAGGAGCAGTTGTGGGTGATGTTTGGATTAAAACAACACAGCCTGGCGTAGGACTAGATCTCGATCTACGCCTATACACATCATCAGTTGGTGATTTTATCGCACAACAAATACTTTATGTGCAATCAAGTGGCCCAGCAGGAGACAACACAGATACATTCCAAGACGGCAGTCTTCCAGCAGCAAGAACATTTGTTGAAGGAGATATCTGGATTGAAGTCATGGATGGCGCTCTAAACATCACACGCTGGGATAGTTCAAACACAGAATGGGACGATGTTGCTACTGATGATTCAGTTGCAACAGGGGGCTTCACAATGATAGTGTCGGGTGCAGAACCAACTGGTTCTCCAGAAGACGGTACTATCTGGTTTGACTCAGACATTAACGAATTGGCTATCTTTGAAGTAACAATCGACGGCGGCGAACAAAAATGGATGCGAGTAAATGAGGTATCATATAGCACAGTTGCTCCATCAGGCGCAACCGCTGGTGACTATTGGGTAGACACAGGAGCAGCAACATCTTATCCTTCACTTTATCGCTATAACGGCAGTGCATGGGTAGCAAAAGACAACACTGATCAGTCAACAAGTGCAGGTGTTGTTTTTGGTGATATCACAGCAAATGACGTAGTGGCAGGCGATTTCGTCGCACACGGTGCAGTATTAACTGATGGTCCAAGTCCACTAATATATCCAGTTGGCACAACAGGAATCAACATGTGCCGTTCAGGTGGCACAGTTCGCATTTACAATGATTCACTAGACGGCGATTGGAAGTGGCGTAATCTAGCAGGCAACCAAGCAGACGGTTCAGGATCATTTGGTCGTGCAGCACAGCGCAAGGTTATTGTTGCTGCGATGCAGGCAAGTGCAAGCGGTACAGAACTACGCGAAGACACTGTACAATTCCGTCTAATTGCTGCACCTGGTTATCCAGAACTATTTGACGAAATGGTAACACTAAATGCTGATCGCAATGAAACAGCATTTGTTATTGTAGACGCACCGTTGCGTGTTAACCCAACACAGGCTATTGCATGGGTACAGGGTACAAACGCAATTGAAAATGGTGAAGATGGTCTAGTAGGACGCAACACATATGCGGCAGCATATTACCCAAGTGTTCTAACAACTAACCCAGCGACTGGCGACAGTGTAGTTGCTCCAGCATCACATGCTGTTCTATATACATATGCATACAGTGATAACGTAAGTTATCAGTGGTTTGCACCAGCTGGTCTAACACGCGGTGTTGTACAAAACGCATCAAATGTTGGTTACATCAACGGTGAAGGTGAATTTGCAGCAGTATCACTAACACAGGGTTCACGTGACGTAATGTATGAAAACAAGCTAAACCCAATTGCTCGTTTCCCAGCAGAAGGCATCATCGTGTTTGGTCAGAAGACACTAGCAGCAGGCGCAAGCGCACTAGACCGTGTAAACGTAGCACGTCTAACAGCTTACCTACGTGAGCGCTTTGCAGTTATTGGTCGTCCATACTTGTTCGAACCAAACGACACAAACACACGTAAGAACGCAAAAGGCACATTTGATGGCTTCATGGGCAACATCCTAGCACAACGTGGCATATATGACTTTGCTGTTGTGTGTGATGAAACAAACAACACACCAGCACGTATTGACCGTAATGAGCTATGGATTGACGTTGCAATTGAACCAACAAAAGCAGCGGAATTCATCTACATTCCAATCCGCATTGTTAACACAGGCGAACTAAGCTAAAGTATAGCTTTATAAAATATAACAAGTAGGGTAGTAGAAATACTGCCCTATTTTTTTGAACAAAAAGCATAAATACATTATATAAAACAAACCTTAAAGGAGATTTATAAATGGCTGTAACAGTTAACTTTGGTGTCCCAACAGAACAAACTGGTGGCACACTCATGCCAAAACTACAATACCGTTTCCGTGTAACATTCACAAATTTGGGCGGACAAGGTACAACTGGCTCACTAGTAACACGTAACGTAGTAAGCGTTACTCGCCCAGCATTGGATCACGAAGACGTAACAGTTGATGTATACAACTCAAAGATCAGACTAGCTGGCAAACACACATGGCAAGACGTAACACTTGTAATTCGCGACGATGTTAATAGCGATGTTATGACACTGCTAGGCAACCAGATGGCTCGCCAAGTAAACCATGCAACACAAGCATCAGCAAAAGCTGGCGAAGATTACAAATTCGGTATGAAAATCGAAATGCTTGACGGTTCACAAACAGACAACGTAATTGATACATGGACATTAGCAGGTTGCTTTATTCCAAGTATTCAGTACGGTGATCTAAACTATGCAACAAGTGACGTAGTGCAAATTACTGCAACTATTCGTTATGATAACGCATCAAACGAAGGTAAAGGTTCAGACGTTCTAGCAAAAGGAACACCTGGCAAGGGCAGCGTAGCACCTGGCGCAAACAATTAATACAGGCTTTGAATTATGAGCGGATTTCTAGGAGGAGCAGCATCGTATATCTATAGCCAGAGCGAAGCAGGTAGCACCAGCACACAGTCATTTATTCCTAGAAGTAAGTTTCAATTCGAAACTAAGATTTATCACAAGGGGAGTAGCGTGCCTACTCCCTTTGTTTTGAATAGAATTTCAGAAATATCAATGCCAACTGTAATTTTTAAAACAGTTATGATGAATCAATACAACAAAAAACGTTTGGCGAATACGGGCGTTGAGTATCAACCTATATCTATTAATGCCTACGATACCCGTGATGCACAAATAGAAAAGTTTTTAAAAGAATATGCAGAATATTATTATGAGGGTACTATGAATGACCAGACTGGACGTGTGCAAAGTATTGACGACATAATAAGTCCAGATTTTTATGGTGGCACGAGCGGGCGTGGTTTGAAATTGCTAGAAAGCAGATTTTTTATGACAAAGATAGAAATCAGACGATGGTCAAGCCCAAGTGATGATAACCTAATAACATTATGGAACCCGCTGATTACTGCTATACAAGGCGATACTCTAAGCTATAGTGATAGCAACCCTGTACAGTACAGAATTGAAATAGCATATGAGGGATATGATATTCACACATCTAGATCTGGCCGCACCGGACGTTAAGGAATAGCCAATGGCAAAATTTCAAAATGGTGAATACATTCCTCAAAATCCAAGTAAATATATAGGCAAAGGAACTCCGCGATATAGAAGCGGATGGGAATTAGCAGTATTTCGTATGTGTGATAACCACCCTGCTATACTAGGTTGGGGAAGTGAAACTCATCGTATACCATATAGGCATCCTATCACGGGAAAACAAACAACATATGTTCCAGATTTGCTAATGGTATATCAGGATCGTAGTGGGCAGAAACGTGCTGAAATGGTTGAAATAAAACCAAGTAAGCAAATATTAGGGGAAGCCCGTTCACAGATGGAAAAGGCGCAAGCAGTTATTAATGCAGCAAAATGGGAAGCAGCACGTGCATGGTGTAAAAGTCAAGGATTGGGCTTCCGCATTATTACTGAAAAAGAAATATTCAATAAACCACAGGGATCTAAAAGGAAGAAAAAGTGATCTATAACCCCGCTGGTCCGTATATGATTGCGTTGGGTACCAGTCATACGGCTGGTATTTGTGATACATATACTATACAAGATACATTTGCAGACAAGATAGCCCGTGAATTAAATCTAGAATTAATCAAAATAGGAATTCCGGGCTGCATTAATGAAGAACTTTCATACGCATTTTTAAGATTGCAAAACAGTGGATTATTGGAAAATGAAAATTTAAAATTCTTTTTGCTTGAACCTAGACTAACAGAAACAAGTATGAGAATAGGTATAGATTCATTTTTTAATGTAAATGATGCAACAGAAATATTAGAAACTTACATTAAAAAAAGTATAGGATACACCGCGATTAAAGACAAATATAAGGATGAATTTATACGTCCATATAGATTAGTTGCAGAGTATTTTAGTTTTGTTATGAATGACAAGTCCTCTGTTGATGATAAAGTCAACAATATACTACAACTTATTAATAACAGAACAAATAAAGAATATGAAGTAGATCCAGATATAAAACGTATTATAGAAGATTATGTAAATTATTCATTGCATTATGCTGAAAGCTATGCAGAGCTTTTTAATAACATGATACACATATCAATGATTTTAAACACATTAAACTTAATAGAAGTACCTACCGCATGGATTACATTTGACGAAATGTATCGCAATAAATTACGAGGTATAGATAGAAATCTATTAATTACGGGCTACTTTAAAAATACAAAAGATACGTTAATAACAGATGGCATATGCAATAAGTATATGAACAATTCACCGCATCTATTATGTGATTGTGGACATTTAAATAGTGCAGGACACGATAGCCTGTATACAGAAATAATAGATAAAATAAAAGACATAGTTGATTTTAAATGAATATAAACATTCCAGATTCTCCCTACATGATCGCATTAGGAACAAGCCACACTGTCGGGCAATGTAATGGCGAAGTTTTAAAGGAATCATTTGTGGATTATGTGGCAAATGAATTAGGGTTAGAACTTATAAAAATAGGCATGCCAGGATGCACAAACATGGAACTACTTTTTTCATTTAACAAACTATTCAATAACGGATTTATTAACAATAAAAACATGAAACTGTTTTTACTTGAGCCCAGAGTTGTAGATGCAACTATACGAATTCCGTTAGAGGGATTGTTTGATAAAGAAGATGTAAGGTCAATGATATTAGAGAATTTAAAAGAGCGTACATTTACAGAAGAAGACGCTAGCTTTAAAAGAGAATATGAAATAATAACTGCTATTTTCAATAGACATCAAATGAATTTGCCACTTGATGAAGTTTCAGCTGATATTGAACAAAATGTAAACAATTTTATAGATGGAAATTTTAAGGTAACTGATGAAACAGGATATATTCTTAAAGATTATAGTAGGTATATTTTAAATTATGCTGATACTTATATGCAAACCATGGATAATTTAATAATAGTAAATTCGATATTAAATCATCTAGAATCTTTGTCAAAAAAGTATTTCTGGCTAACGTTTAGTGTATTTAATGATAAGCATGAAATAGTATCAAATGAACTTATTAATTCCAAGTTACATCACAGACTCTTAAGAAAGTCTATAACCAAAGAATATCAAACAGTGTTGGCAAACAAAAATTTATTATGTGAATGTGAGCATATGAATGAAGCTGGGCATAGGCATTTGTATACGCTGATAATAGACAAGATAAAGGAAGGCTACTATGACAAAACGACTTGAAGAAGAATTCAATCTTCCTCCAATTGAAGACATCGAATTTAATTATGATGATGAGGAAGAGGACACTGAGCCTACATTAGAGGAAGTGCAAAATGAAATAGCACTATATAAAAATGAAATGGCAATAGCTGAGAAGGTAGATGCTGCCCTTCCACTTGTTCAGGGTTTAGAAGAGCTAGACAAAGAAATGGACGAATACGCTACTAAAGCAATGAACACATTTGAAGAACTATGCGACTTAGGTAAAAATGTAGAAGATCGCCATGCAGCACCAGTATTTGATAGTGCTAGTAAAATGTTAGCAGCCGCTATACAAGCTAAACAAGCAAAAATGGATAAAAAGCTGAAGATGGTTGAATTGCAGATGCGTAAACAACGTTTGGATATGCAGGAAAAAGAACTACAACTTAAAATTAAAAAAGCAAATGAAGCTGATGACGAACTTGATAGTCCAGCCATAGAAGGCAAGATTGTAGGTGATCGTGCTAGTATGATTGCAGAAATTATGTCGAAAATGAAACAAAACGATAAATAGTAATACTAGGAGACATGGCCATGAAATCTTTTAAATCATACTTGCAGGAATCTGCAAAAACATACACATATAGAATTAAGTTAGCAAAAGAGTTAACAAACGAAGAATTTGACCGCATTGAACGTCACTTAGTAAAGTACAACGTTCAAAAGTTCGGCGCACCAAAGAAACTAATGTTACAATCAACACCATACGATTTCCCACAACTGCGTGGTTATGAGATTCATGTTGTTGAGTTCACTACAACTATTCCAGCAAGTGCATATCAAATTCAAACAGAGATTCAAAATTTAATTGGTATTAGCGACGGCTTTATGAAAGTACGCAGTGACCAAGAGCCATTAGAAAAAGCAGAGCAAGCAGAACAAGCTGGTGAAGTTGTAAAGAGCCTCCTAGAAGATCCAGACTACAGTGAAGCAGAAACTGTTAAGGCTGAAGATTATTATGGCGACAAATATAACACAAAGTTTGTACAAGAGCTACTAAAGCTACGCAAAGAGAAGGAAAAAGACAATGAATGATCTAGCCAGAATACTAGGTCTTGCAGGTCTAGCTACGGAAAAGAGCGTAGCAGCGCCAGCAGATCGTGAACTAAAAGAACAAGATGGTTGCCCATGCGGCGGCGGCGGACATTGCAAGTGTAGTGGTGATTGCCCAGATTGTAATTGCCATGGCAATAATGAATGGGATGAATCAGTGGTAAACAAAGCAAAAGATCCTGTAGGAGAAGCATCAAAACCAGATTTCCTTGATGTTGATGGTGACGGCGATCGTGAGGAATCATGGAAAGATGCTGAAGAAGATAAAGAAGAACTTGACGAAGCAACGGCAAAAATTGCGTGCCTAACGTGTGATGAAGTTTCAACAGCAAAAGCATGGGAAAAGAATCACGGATTCTGCCCTAAGTGCAAAACTTCAAGTCAGGGCGTAGCAGAGTCAATTGAAGAAGATGACGAGCTTACTGAATCACCAACAATGGACACCACGCAACTAGTAATTATGATGCGTAATGCTGGACTAAGCGAAGAAGTTATCTCACAAAAACTAGACGAATGGGCAAATACGCCAGAGGGCGTTGGCGAGGTAGAACCAACAGCACATGGCGATGCATATGATTTCGCACAGAGTGTTAACCTAAGTCTAAAGCGTTACCTAGATGCGCAGGATATGAAAGTGCAAGTTACTGAACACAAAGTTGAGAACATGAAAGCACTTTATGAAGCACACAAAGCAAAGAAATAAGTCCTACTGATAGGGCGGGCCAAAATAGCACCTGCGGGTGCTATTTTTTTGGATAAATATTATTATGGCTAGAGGAACAGCAGATACAAAATTAGTTAAAGATCCGTATCAGAGAGAAACATATACCCCAGAGCAAATCCTAGAGATAGCAAAGTGTGTAGCGGATCCCAAATACTTTATGACAGAACATTGTTGGATTCAACACCCTACAAAGGGACGTATGAAGTTTAGTCTTTTTGATTACCAAAAAGAACTAGTTGACACGTATCACAATTACAAATACAGTATAGCACTTATCAGCAGACAGATGGGCAAGTCAACCGCGGCAGCAGGATACTTGTTATGGTATGCTATGTTTAACGCTGACCAAACAATTCTTATTGCTGCACACAAATACAGTGGCGCAGCGGAAATCATGAGTCGTATACGTTTTGCGTATGAGACACTTCCTGACTATCTACGTGCAGGTGTTACAAGCTACAACAAAGGTAGTATCGAATTTGACAATGGTAGTCGTATTATTGCACAGGCAACAACAGATAACACGGGTCGCGGTCTTTCTATATCACTAGCATACTTAGACGAATTTGCATTCGTACGCCCTAGTATTGCACGTGAGTTCTGGACAGCATTGTCTCCTACGTTGTCAACTGGTGGTAAATGTATTATCACAAGTACCCCTAACCAGGACGGCGACCAATTTGCACAAATCTGGCGTGATTCAAATAAACGTTATGATTCATACGGTAACGAACAAGAAGTTGGCATCAATGGTTTCCGTAGCTACAGCGCAGACTGGAAACAACATCCAGATCGTGATCAAAAATGGGCAGATGAAGAACAGGGTAAGATTGGTGAAGAACGTTTCCGCCGTGAACACTTAAACGAATTCATTGCATTTGACGAAACATTGATTGACAGTTTGAAGTTAGCAACAATGGAAGCCAAAGATCCATATGCAAAACAAGGACAAGTACGATGGTATAAACCACTAATTCCAGGACACATATATATGGTTGCACTTGATCCAAGTCTAGGCACTGGTGGGGACAGTGCAGCAATACAAGTATATGAACTGCCAGGTATGAATCAAGTAGCAGAGTGGCAACATAATAAAACACCTATACAGCAACAGGTGCGTATTGTACAACAACTTGTAAATCAAATACAAAAAGAAACTGACGGAAAGAGCGAAATATACTGGAGTATGGAAAACAATACACTGGGAGAAGCAGGACTCGTTATGGTTGAAGAAATTGGCGAGGAAAACTTTGCTGGTACATTCCTAAGTGAAAGTAAAAAACACGGCAACACTCGCTCATTCCGTAAAGGATTTACTACTACACACAAGAGTAAGTTATCATCCTGTGCTAAATTAAAACAGTGGGTTGAAACAGATAAGATTGAGATTGCTAGTAAACCACTGCTACGTGAACTTAAAACATTTATTGCACGTGGTAATAGTTTTGCAGCAAAAGAAGGCGAGCATGATGATCTAGTAATGGCGCTAGTACTAATTGTTCGCATGGCATTAGAAATAACAAAATATGAAGAAGATGCGTTTGAATACTTGGGAACAAGTGATGATGACGACTACGATGAACCAATGCCAATGAGCTTTTTATGATCAAATAGCATAAATAGTTATATAACAATAAGGAAGACTACAGTGGAACAACTTGCAAGTGAAATATTCGCTATTCTAAAAGGGGCTAATTACAAGCTACGCCTGTTTACAGCAGCCGGAGTCAAAACAATGGACCCAGAAGAAGCAACACGTTTCTATGCATACGATCAAGATTTAATGGTTTCAATTCGTCATGACGAAGCAAAAACAGAAGTAGTAGTCCAGGCTGGTGAGGGATACGATATTCCACGTAACTCAAAGTTACTTGGCGCAATTAAAGCCACAGCCCATAGAAATTTAGGTGAATATACAGTGAGAAAATTTGATAAAGCAATAGCCCCAAAAGACTTCGCACACCAGAGTGTAGTTGAAAGCGCATTTGGCAAAGCGTATGGTAGTATCAAAACAAGCTACGTAATGAGTCCACATGCTAAACTAATTATTAAGCATAGCAAAGGTGTTGACGAGAGCGTTAAAGGTTCACGTAGCCGTAATATTCACAGCTTGTTCATTGAGAGTGAGCAGGGAGAGAAATTTGCGTTTCCATTCAAATACATGAGTGGCGCAAAAGCAATGACGATGCACGTCAGCGAAGGCGGTACACCATATGACGAGAAGGGCAAAGCGATCCTATCCGTCTGTGAAGAACTCGCAGATCTAACCAAGTTTGTAAAGCATACACGTGCCAACAAACTTGTCAACGAAGGTAACGAGGACATTGTTGAAACAATTCGTAGTAGAATTGCAGAAAACAAGGCACTTGTTAAATCTTTGTCAACAAAAAGAGGTTATAACAACTTCCAGGTATCAGAAAATATCCAGGAAGAACAAATTGATGTTGACATCACGGAACAATTCCTATATGATACATTTACCGCAGAAGAAATGCAAAGAATCGTAAGCCGCGTAAATCGCATCGTATCAGAAGCAGGAAAGAGAGACAACATGCAGCAAGAACTTATTGGTAAACTATACGGTATCATTCAAAGCGGAGATTTGGGTATGTCACACGTTGACGTAAACGACCCAGAGCATCCAAACAACGAAAATCCAGCAAAATATAGCGGTCCACAGGGTGCTTACGCAAAACTTGCTAGCATGTTGTCATTCATTGCTAAACGTACAAAGAACGACGAACTATCAAACGTACTGGGTGAACTAAGTGAGCGTGTCTTTAATCTAGACAAATCATCACTAAACGTACTAGCAAAGTTCGTCATGTTTGCACTAAAGCCAAAGGCAGCACCAGCGGCGGCGACTGAATCTTCCCTAACTGAGAGTGTAATGTTCTCACTACGCAAAAAGATTTCCTAATAGGTGATCTTAAAAACTGCTTGACAGTGAGCAGTATTTGTAATACACTGTAAAGGCTAACATAGGCACACGCGAACATTAGTTTGCAAAATTATATACTAACATAGGCTAATAAAGGAAAAAACTATGGCATCACTAGCAGAAATCCGTGCGAAATTACTCGCACAAGAAAATCGTCAAACTGGCACACGTTCAACAGGCACTGGCGACAACGCAATTTTCGCACATTGGAATATCAAAGAAGGCGAAACTGCAACACTACGCTTCCTACCAGACGCAGATGAATCAAACACGTTCTTTTGGAAAGAACGTCAGATGATGCGTTTTGAATTCCCAGGCGTTAAAGGTGGGGATGAACACAAACCTGTAACAGTACAGGTTCCATGTATTGAAATGTGGAATGAAACATGCCCAGTACATGCTGAAATCCGTCCGTGGTTTAAAGATTCTTCAATGGAAGACCTTGCACGTAAGTACTGGAAGAAAAAATCATACATCTTCCAAGGCTTCGTAACTGATAACCCAATCACTGACGAAGAAACTCCAGAAAATCTAATTCGTCGTTTTGTAATCAGCCCACAGATCTTTAAGATCATCAGTGCGGCACTAATGGATCCTGATTTCCCAGAAATCCCAACCGATTATGAAAACGGCACTGACTTTAAAGTAGCCAAAGGCAGCAAAGGCGGCTATGCAGACTATGGTACATCAAACTGGGCTCGTCGTGAGCGTAGTCTAAACCAAACTGAACGTGATGCAATCGCACAGTATGGCTTGTTCAACTTGAACGACTATCTTCCAAAGAAACCAAATGCTGAAGAACTAAACGCTATCTTTGAAATGTTCGAAGCAAGTGTTGATGGTCAGCTTTACGACCCAGAGCGTTTTGCTAACTACTACCGTCCATACGGTGTAGAGGCACCATCGACTGGGGCTCGCACAACACCTGCGGCAGCAGCACCACGCCCAGCGGCCCCTGCGCCAGCGCCACGCCCTGCTCCTGCTCCAGCAGCAGATTACGATGACGAAATCCCATTTAAATCAAATGAGGAAGTAGCACGTGAGTCAGCACCAGCAGCATCAGGCGATGCAAAACCAAGCGCACAGGACATCCTTGCGATGATTCGCAACCGTAAAGAATAATTACGTATAATGTCTATATAGGAGGGCAGACTGCCCTCCACTTTACATTTTTGGAGAAATATTATGGCTACTAAGCTATCAGACAAACTATCTAAAGTTGATGAAGACATCACTATCACACAAGCAGACAATGGCTTTATCGTAGCAGTATCTGGTCGTAATTCAGAAGACGACTGGGCGACCGCTAAGATCGTATGTACTTCACTTGATGAAGTTGTAGATCTTATTAAAGAAGCATCTGCTATGGAGCATTCATAAGCATGGCACGACCATTTGACATTAGTAAATTTCGCAAGAGTATTACTAAGTCAGTGCCTGGACTAAGCGTAGGATTTAACGATCCAGACACTTGGGTCAGCACTGGTAACTATACTCTTAATAAACTTATCAGTGGTGACTTTAACAAAGGTATTCCACTTGGCAAAGTTACAGTTTTTGCAGGTGAATCAGGTGCAGGTAAATCATACATTGCATCAGGTAACCTAGTAAGACACGCACAAGAACAAGGTATTTTCGTTGTTCTTATTGACAGTGAAAACGCACTAGACGAGGCATGGCTTAAGGCACTAAACGTAGACACTGATGACAGCAAGCTACTAAAACTTAACCTTGCTATGATTGATGATGTTGCAAAGGTTGTTAGTGACTTCATGAAAGACTACAAA